ATGAAACCATTTAGAAAAAAGCGTAAGAAAAAGATATAAATAGAATCATGAGTAACTTATTTCAAAAACTAGAACTTGAAGCTTTTCGAAAAGGTATTACACCACGTACAGATGAATCACGTGATTGGTTTCGTAAACGTGTACAAAGTTTAACGAGAGTTAACCGGGAATCTTTAATGAGAGAAGAAGGTGTTAATAAAGTAAATTCACCTTTATTAGGAAGTATGATGATGTTTTTTTATGATCCTAAACTTAAAGATAAACTTCCGTATTACGATACATTTCCTTTAGTAATACCAGTTGAAAAAGCACCAGGTGGTTTTAGAGGTTTAAACTTGCATTATATACCACCGGTTTTACGAGCAAAGTTTTTAGATAGTTTACTTGATTTAGTTAATAACAAAAGTTATAACGAATCAACACGTTTTAATTTAACATATAGATTGCTTAAAGGCGCTGCTAAATTTAAATACTTTCAACCTTGTTTTAAACATTATTTAATGGATCACGTTAAATCTCAGTTTGCACAAGTGCCAGCGCCAGAGTGGGAGATTGTAACTTTTATGCCAACAGCAAGTTGGAAAAAAGCTTCTGCTGGTAGAGTATATTCAGATTCAAGGAAGATAGCAAATGGCTAATACAGTAGACGAATTAAAAGCTTTAGCTAATACTAAATTAGGATTTGCAAGACCAAATAGATTTTTAGTTACAATGCCAACAAGTTTTGGTGGTAGTGGAGGATTATTGAATGGAATTATTGGTCTTCTTACAGGTGGTGGCGGAGGAGCATCAGGCAGAGAATTAAACATATTATGTTCTAATGCACAATTGCCTGCTAAAGTTACTTTAACAAGTGAGAGAAGAATTGGTATGGAATTTCAAAAGGTTGCTTATGGATACGCTGTTGATGATGTAAGTATGACTTTTTATCTTATGAATGATTACGGTGTTAAAGAGTATTTTGATGCTTGGAGAAATACTGCAATTCCGGAAGAAGGTAGTAGTGCTTTTACAAGTAATTACAAGAGTCAGTATGCTAGGACAATTACTATACACCAGCTAAGACAACCACTAGCAGGAATAAGTAAGCAAGTAGGACCTATAAGATTTAACGCAGGAATTGGTGGTGGAACTGTTTATTCAGTTGACCTTCTTGAGGCCTTTCCTATAGCGACAAGTGCAATAGAACTAAATAACGAATTAGATGGTTTAGTTCAATTAACTGTAACATTTGCTTACACTAATTGGAAAAGATCGTCAAATACTCAAGGATTTATTAATATGGACATTGATACACCTCTTGGTGGAATTGATGTATTATAAGGAGTGAAATGAATGGGGTTACCTCAATTACAAAATGATGTACCAAAATATGAAATGACGGTACCATCAACTAAAGAAGTTGTTAAATATCGGCCTTTTTTAGTAAAAGAACAAAAAGTATTACTTGTAGCATTCGAATCAAAAGATTCTAAGCAAATACTAAACTCTATGTTAAGTTGTTTAGAAACTTGTGTACAAGGAATCAATGTAAACAATCTTGCAACATTTGATGTTGATTATATGTTTACACAAGTAAGGTCTAAATCAGTAGGTGAAACTACTCAACTATTACATCCTTGTGAAGAATGTAATGAAGAAAATGAAGTCAAAATAGATTTACAAACTATTGATATTAAAACTAATGATAATTGGGAAATTGAAAAAAATGTTTCTATTACAGATGATATTGTTGTGGAGTTAAAATATCCAACATATCAAGATATTATTAGTAACAATATATTAGGTAAAACAGATGGTTCTATGGCTGAAGTTTTATTCGAATCGATTATGTCATGTCTTTATAGTGTAAAAACTGAAAATGAAAACATTATGGTTAAAGACGAACCAAAGGAAGAGATAGAAAGGTTTATAAATTCATTAACAAATGAGCAATTAGAAAAAATTACATCTTTTGTGGAAAAAATGCCAACATTAACTCATACTGAAAAATATGAATGTAAAAAGTGTAAGCATGAAAATACTATACAACTGAACGGTCTTAATGATTTTTTTTAATTAACCTCTCTCATGAAACCTTGGAGAATTTCTTCAAGACTAATTTTTTGATGATGCAACATTTTAATTATTCTTTAACAGAGTTAGAACAAATGTTACCGTGGGAGAGAGAGGTTTATTTAATATTACTAAATGAGTTTATAGAAGAAAAAGCTAGAAACGAACAAAGGTAAAATAATATGACGACATTAGCACAAGTAAACGATACGCTTTTAGAAGTTTCAAATAACACTAAAGAAACAAGTAAAGGTATAAGCGCGTTTGTTAAATATATTGAAAAACAAAAAGCAAAAGATTTAGAAGCTGAAAGAGAAGCAAAGGCTAATGAAAAGAAAATTGTTAAAGCTGAAGCAAGAGCTAATAATAGTTCTAGTGGTGGTGGGTTTGGGAGTAATTTTAAAGCTGGACTTGCAGGCTTAGGCGCTGGTGGATTATTAGGATTAGGAACTAGAGTTGGATCAGCAGTATTAAAAAGACTTCCGGGTCTAGGTTTAATCGGCTTTTCAGATCAAATAGCTGATGCTATATTAGGTGATGACTTTCCAAAAGACTTTAAAGATACAGTATCAAGAGGTATTCAAGGTGCTGGATTCGGAATGCTTTTAGGAAAGAGATTTATTCCTATATTTGCCGCACTAGGTCTACTTGCAACTGAAGAAAACAAAGGCATACTAAAAGATATTGGCACAAACGTAAAAGAAAAATGGGATAAATTTGCCGAAAACCTTAAGCCGATATTAGGATTTTTACCAAGCTTTGATAATATAGTAAAGTTTATTGGAGGTAGCGTAACAAAAGGATTAACAGCAATTAAAGGATTTACTGAGTCAGGATTTGATAATGAAGAGTTTAAAAAGAATTGGGGATCAGCCATTGGCTTACTAGGATCAGTTGCGTTCTTGCTAATGCCTGGTAAATTTTTAAAAGCTCTTAAATTTTTAGCTAAGTTTGCATTGACTAAAAAAGGTTTAATATCTTTGATAGGTGCTGCTGCAGCTGGAAAAATAGGAATGGATCTATTTGGTGAAAACGGAACATTTGGTGGAGATACAGCATTAGCTTCTACAGCATTAGCTGCAGGTACTGGATATTTAGGATTTAAGGCTATTAAAGGTTTGACAAATAGAGGAGCTCCAACCGCAGATGATGACGCTGCGCGATCTAAACAAGCTAAAAGCCAACCTAATATAAAACGTTATGCTAAAGGCACAAAAATTAATGGCAAAAACGTAGGTGGCCAACTTTACAATGCTGATAAAACTCCAAAAGATATGGATATGTCTAAAAAATATCCTCGTATATTTAGTAAATCAGGAGTACTTAAATTTTTAAAAGGATTTGGCCCTCTTGCAGCATTAAGCGCAATATTTGCAATGAGTGAAGTACAAGACGTTTTAGCATCTAGTGCATCTGAAGAAGAAAAGAAAAAACAATTAGGAGGCATATTAGGAACAGAACTTAACTCTATGGCTTTTGCTGGTATAGGCGCAGCGATTGGTGGTTTAGGAATCGGACCTAAAGGCGCTGTATTAGGCGGTGGCATTGGTGCTATATTAGGTATGTTGGCACCTAACGTAGCAGGCGAAATGCTAGCTGATTTTTTTATGGGTGGAAATCCAAAAATGAATGAAAGTCAAAAAAATCTAATGGGGTCTTTAAGCGAAGTTAGGAAAAAAGCAAATGCAAAAGATATGTATGGTGGACAATTTCAAGATATAAGTTCGTCAATAGGATTGACAAGTCCAGATTTAAAATTTGCAAAGAATGATTACAATCAAAGATTAAAAAATAATATGTATAATATGGAAGGTGTTGGCCAAGCTGGTGTTAACAACATATCAACTGGTAATAAATTAAATTCTGATAATATCAATGCAAATGTTGTTAACAACAATCAAACTGCATTGATATCATCTGGTCCTACAATCGATATGAAGGACCAGTTTGGGTTTGGTACTTAATCTTGCTTTGCA